CTCTAGAAACAATTTCTTTCATATCATTGAAAGTTAAACCATAAGCATCATATGGATGATTCATATGACCTCCAGCACCGCCTTCAGTTATTAAAGATTCTTTTATAGGAGCACCAAATACCGTTTTACTAAAATTATTAAAGTCATAAACAAATTCTTTTCCTCTACTCTTGTCCAGAAACTTTTTTAATTTCTTTATTTTTTTGTCATGAGCTTTAGCCATTTTAGGAGTTTGATATCCTTCAATCACTTCATTTATATCTGCAGATAATTGTTGTCCCCACCAATTCTTACTAAATACTGATTCTTGTACTCTAGTTAACATTTGCCAAATATTTTTAACGATTGCTTCTTTAGTACCTGGATATGATGCTGCAAATGTTTCATAATCTTTTTCTGCAATGGCCTTTCTTACTGTGCTAGCAGAAATAGGTGTTCCGTCTGCGTATGCTAATGGATCTACATCAATTTCGAGTGGATTAACTTTGATACCAGCTGGCATTTTTCTACCGCCTTTATCTCCAACTGTTTTGTATTTTTCTACGTTGCTTCCAAAACTCATAGTACGAGCATAATCATCGCCCTTTTTTGATGCAGCCATTGCATATGTTCCATTGTCTGTTTCTGGTAATGCAAATAAGTATTCATATGCAGCCATAATCGGAGAATTGTAATCAGTAGGTTGCATTACAATTTTTGGATTACTATTAATTAGATTGAAGATTTCAGCAGTATCTTTTCTACTAACACTGTCTCGTTCTTTTGGTCCAATCAACATTATTACCCGTTCTACATTAGAAGATTGAGCATAACGATTTGCTAATGCTAAATGGGCTCCGGTTAATGGTTTGAACCCTCCTGGAAAAAGTACTATAGTTTTATTCATCTTATATAAATATTTGTTAGTTTAATTCTATGCTGGTTGTGGGCCAATTGGTAATGCAGGTGCCGATGTTGATGATCCAACGGACCTACTCGTTCTAAATACAAAGTTTTTTAATTTTATAGTTCCTGTAAGTGATCCTGGAGAAGTTACTGATAAGGTAGTATGTATTAAAACATATATACCTTGCCGATCTTCAATAGCACTGTTAGTATAGTTACGATTATTAGCTCCGGATTTTAATGATGACGACGGGGCAAAATCAATTGATACTGCTCCTAAACTATTTTGGGTATCAAATAATCCATATTTTGATGGTGTACCGGAATATGATCCAGTAATTGAATTTGCTATAAATGTATTTAAGTAAAACGTTCTATTACCAAAAGTTGAATCAGTACGATCGATTTCATATGTGTATGATGCTTGTATACGTGTTTCTCCTGGTAATATAAATGTATGGAAACTAGGTCCAGCAACTACAGATCCAGTTGTTGTAGTTGGACTAGAATTAGCTGGTAATGCTGCTATACTAACCGAATATTCAGTGTCATCAAAATACACTAATCTACCAATATTTACACCATCTATAAATTCTGAATTTGTATCAAATAAAATATCATCCCCATTTTGTGCAATAAATGATGATGCAGTTACATCTCCGTTTGCTTGTAATACAAAGTTACTAGACGATATTTCTAAAGTTCCATTACTACCACTTATAAATGATGAGTTAGGATTTCCAAAAAAGAATTTATCAGTTCTAATGTCTATTTCGGAGTCTGTGGTTGAATATCGAAAATAACTTGCATTATTGGCATACATTTCTAATCCTACGCCACTATATGCAACTCCACCTTTAGTATTTTGTCCTGCTAGTGCACTTCCACTCCAAAGAAGAAAGCCTGGGTATCCGGATTCAAATCCTTGATATCCTAATGATCTTACGAACCCGGTACTTGCATTTCCCGTAATTGCTATTCCACTATTCAATGAATCTGCTACATACAAAGATCCAGTAAGCATTGAATAATCACCATCAACATATCTATTACCACCTTCCCAATCTTTGTCATACACATATGTTACATGATTACTTGCAACACCATCAACATTATAATATTCTACCTTAAATGATATCTGATTATCTATTTTATGTGTTGTTTCTACAAATGTTTTAATTCTAGTATAATTAGGAGTATAACCAACATCATTATCTGTTGTTGTCTTTACATCCGATATTTGCCATTGGCCAGATTCTACTACAAATATTAATGCACCATGGCCAGCATTGTCAGTTTTAAAATTAAACACAACATCATCAAATCTCTGTGAATCTGTAGTTACTCGTAGTTCTCCAATTCGTTTACCTAATGTTACTGGTAATTCCTGATTAAATAAATCTGTTGTATCAAAATCAAATGCACTACCTGACATATAAACACTAATAACCGGGTCATTGTTATTGCTAACACTACTACGTGTTCCCAATGCATCAAATGTTACCTTATATGAACTAGTTGCAATAAATACTCCGTTATATGCATTTTTTGTTTGAAATGTTAAAACACTGTTATTTGCTGTTATGTCAGTAGCACTATCTATTAATACGGCTCTATCTAATGATGCAGTTGTCCATGTTAATGTTGGAGCGGTGCTTTCTATATTACCTTGATATGAATGACCTTCCCAATATGTGTCAATCGTGCTCTGTGTTACAAATGTTCCTATGCTAACGTCTGGTAATAAAGACGATGTGCTAGGCACAAATATTTCTGTTTCTTCTAATTCAACATCATTAATAAGATCCCATGTTCCTACAGTTCCTTTATTATTAGTATATATTTTTGTGCGGCTAATGTCACCAGTTGCTGGTTCTAAACCTTCTATTTGAATATATGCAAAGGATTGTGAATTTTCAGTTTCAACATATGTTGGAGTTGCTTCATATGATATAGAATATGCAGATGCATCAAATGAATTATATGTATGCGGAAAAATACTTTGGCTACTATACACTGTATATTCTTGATCTAACAATGCTGTAGTCGGAGTTAATATCTTTTTTATTGTTGATGTATACGCCGTTGTACTAATCGGATACGCTGGTGTAGGAGTTGGATTTGTTGGTGATGAAACTGTGAGTGTTCCATTTTGCATATCAGATTCTAATTCTCCACCGATTAATTCTATTGCTGGTTGATTATTCAGTGAAAAGAATCTTACTTGTCCGGTATTATATGTTGGAAATTGTGTTGTTGCATATTGCCTATCCAACTGCACTCCAATTTGCTCTTTAACGATAACTGTTGGTAATCGGTCAAATATAATTTCAGAAACATTAGCTACCATTGGATTAACAGGCACAGTACGTGACCATCTAACATTGACTTTGTTTTGCCAATCCGGTGGTGTTGGATTATTTTCTATGGTGGCAGCATCAGCTACTAATGTAATGGTACAATCACCAGGAGAGGTATCTTCATAAATATAAATTGCAATAACACGACTCTTATCTTCATCAATATAATCAACAACTTCAGAATATATAGGATTGCCATTATAATCTAAAACTTCGAACCCTAATGCACCACCGGTTCTTAAATTAGTTGGATGGCCTCGTAATTTAAATAAATTTTTACCAGCAGTTAATCTGGTTGGAAATTCTGATATTTGAAAGTATTCTGGAGATGTTAATGATTTATCTTCATACAAAACCGGTATAAATTCTAAACCTTGATATACAGCTTCTTTACGTTCCATTGATAATTTACACTTTATATATAAATATCAAATGTGTAGAATCTGGCTATATCCGTCAGTTTTGTTTACTTCAATTAGGTTGTCTACCATATCACGCATAGTATCAACATGCGATATAATAATTGAAAAATCAAATTTAGTTCTAAAATAATCAAATAGATTTGCAACTGATGCAATATGCTCGGCATCTAAACTTCCCCAACCTTCATCGATTGCAATAAAATTAGGTCTAGGTAATGCAGACACATTGATAAGTGCAATTCTAATTGCTAAACTAGATATAAATCGCTCCATGCCACTCGTTAATTCTAATGGCCAATAGTTATCTTCATCATATATAATATATCCGTTAATATTTTTACCATCAGTATTCATAACCATATTAAAATCAACTACTTGATTTAAAACATTATTTATTTCAGTTTCAATTTTTGGTATTGCTTTGGATATTAAGTCATATGGAATACCATCACGTTTTACGGATTTCAAATAGTATTCATATGCTTTATATTCAATTTCTAATTGTCGGTATATTTCTAATTGTTCTAATGCAGTTTTTCTTTTTGTTTTAGCTACCTCAATTTCTCCATGATTCGTTTTTATCTGATCTTGTAATTTTTTAATCTTTTTTGTTACATTGTCAATTTCAGACTTACATGTAGTAATTTTATTATCTATTTCAATATTATGTTGTATAGCAGACTCATTACGTTTAAATAGCTCTTGTCGTTCTATATTATTTTCTAATTCTGATTCTTTTGTTTGAAGATCATTTTCGTGAATTTGAAGTTGTAGTTCATGTAGTTCTATTTTATTTTTATATAACTCAATATTGTCAATTGAATTATTATAATTTGTAAGATCAGTTTTAGCTACAGTTAACTTGTCTATTATTGTATTTTTTGCATCAATATTATTCTGAATATTATTCAATATTTCTCTATCTTGATTAATCTCGTCCTTTGCTTGTATTGCGTCTTGCACAAAAACGTTAGAGACACAGTATTTACAATCTGGATCATATTCGTGTGTTTCGAGATGTTCAATTTTTGTTTGCTTATCATTTACAATCCTTTGTTGTTTTTTCAGATCATCCTGTAAATCATCTAATTGGAATTCAGTGTCTGTTAATTGCTGAACTTTATCTTTTAAGTCTTGTACATTATAATTTTGTGTTTTAACTGTTTCAGATATATTATCAATTTTGTCTTGATATTTTGTTATTATTTGTTCAGTTTCGTCAATTGTTGTTTGTAATGTTTCTATTTTATCTATTAAATCAGTTTCTGTTTCTTGTAATATACTAATATCATCACCTTCATAACTAGTAGGTTGTTTAGTTTCTATTAATTGCAATATATCTTCTTGCAGTTTATTTCTTAAATCCTGATTTGTTGATTCTTTTTTATTTATATCTTTTATTAGTTTACTGTTATCTTTAATAACAATGTCGGCTGATGTAATAGTTTCAGCAAAATCTGTTTTCTTGAATGCTTTTAATCTACCAGACGTTTCTTTAATTTCATCAGTAGCTAAATGATATAATTGTTCAAATACTGTTATATCTAAAAACTGTGATAATAGATCTTTTCTTTCTCGTTGTGATTTTTCTATAAAGTTATTATTATCTGCTTGCAAAGAAAATGCAGTTAATATAAAATCATTATATGTTCCCAGATAACGGCGAATACTTTTATTAGTATCACTACGTTCATCACCATTTAAGTTTTCAGTTTCGGTATAAAAATTAACATCTACTTTAACATGATTATCTTTCTTTTTATTACCAACACGTTCAATAGTATATAACACATCATTCATTTTAAATTTAAAAGTACCTTTAAACGAACTTTGTTTATTATTTAATACTTCATGTGCTTTACTAGTTTTACTACATTTATCAAATATGGTATATGTTATTGCGTCTAATAAAGATGATTTACCACTAGTATTTGATGCAAATAAACCACAGACATCACTCATTTTATTAAAATCAACTCGATTGCCTTCTCCATATGAAAACATGTTTTCGAATTCAAATGAAACCGGATGCCATGTTATATGCCTTACAGATTCTACTGCAGGTAATTTTGAGTTGATAGATCTATTAATATGTCGTATTGCGTCTAACTCATCCGGTGTTGCCGTTGGAAATTTAACGTTAATAAAATCAGTTAATAATGTATTTTGATACTCAACATCTCGAACATTGCCAATTGTAATTGAATTTGCATTTGTTTCGTGTTTTGCTGCAATGGTTCTTTGTATTGTTATGTCTTGTACATTATATTTTTTACGTATTGTTGTAACTAGTTTTTTCATATCAGACGCACTAGTTTCGTTAAACTTGATTCTGATACGAGGTTTATTGGGCATACGATGTGGCGACTTAATTATATTAGGTCCATCGGTTTCTATGGTAACATATCCATAGTCATTATGTATTTCTACAAATTCAGCCTTTTGTGTTTTAA